GGCGCTGATGGCAGGTGAGATTCCGTGCAGCCATTACAAGACAGCGCAGAGCGAGATCGGGCTGTGGTACATCGAAAAGGGCATGACCTACGGGTGCCGGGTGGGCGTGCCCCCAGAGCCGGGGAAATTGGTGGGGCAGATCACCGTAGGCTGGAGGGAAGAGCCGCCTGACCCCGACGCCTACCGCGTTCTCTTGCAGATCGCATCAACCATGTTGGCAAGGAGTAAACAGTAATGGAATGGCTCAAACAGATCGCGCCCACTGTAGCTACGGCTCTGGGCGGCCCGCTGGCGGGTATGGCGGTGGCTGCGGTTTCCAAGGCTATCGGGGTGGATGAATCCAAGGTCGGGGACTTGATCAACAACAACAAACTAACCGCCGACCAGATCGCGCAGGTCAAGATCGCCGAAATTGAACTCCAGAAGCAGGCTCAAGAGCTGGGCCTGAACTTTGAGACGCTGGCCGTGGACGACCGCAAATCCGCTCGGGAGATGCAAGCCACCACCCGCTCCATCGTGCCCCCCGTGCTGGCGGCTATCGTCACTATCGGATTCTTCGGCATCATGGTGATGATGCTGCTTGGCAAGGTGGACTCCAACAACCCCGCCATCCTGATGATGCTTGGCTCTCTTGGCACCGCCTGGACTGGCATCATTGCGTACTATTTTGGTTCTAGCGCAGGGTCACAGGCCAAGACTGATCTTCTCTCTAAAGCACCCGCAATCAAATGACCATCCTTGCCCTTACCGAAGTCCTGACCAAACTGAAGATCGACCCCTCGTGGGCCGAGCCTCTGGCGGAGGTCTTTCACCGTTACGAGATCAACACCCCGGCGCGGCAGGCTGCGTTCATCGGGCAGTGCGCCCACGAGTCCATGAACTTCAAGGTTTTAGAAGAGAACCTGAACTACAGCGCAGAAGCTCTCATGCGGGTCTGGCCCAGCCGCTTCCCGACGATGGAGGTAGCCCAGCAGTACGCCCGCAACCCCGAGAAGATCGCCAACCGGGTCTATGGCGGCAGGATGGGTAATGGGGTGGAGGAGACTGGGGATGGTTGGCTGTACCACGGGCGCGGGCTGATCCAACTGACGGGCAAGGACAACTACATGCTGGCCTCGGACGCCCTGAACCAAGACTTCATCCACTCCCCGGATTACCTGCTGGTGCCCCGCTGGGCTGCGCTGTCTGCCGGGTGGTATTGGAACAAGCGCCAGCTAAACAAAGAGGCTGATGCTAAAGACTACATTGGCATGACAAAAAAGATTAACGGCGGTACTATTGGACTTGACGACCGGATCGCGCACATCAAGCATGCGCAAGAGGTTATGACCGCTTAAAGGGTGACCTATGCCGTTGCAAAAACTCCAACTCAAACCCGGTGTAAACAGGGAATCAACGTCTCTTGCCAATGAGGGCACTTGGTTTGAGATGGACAAGGTGCGTTTCCGCTCTGGCTACCCTGAGAAGCTGGGCGGCTGGGTTAAAGATACCGGCACGCAGGAGTCGGGGCTTGCACCGCCAACAGGCTCCTTCTGGGGGACTTGCCGCGCTCTGTGGAACTGGGTGACGCTTGCCGGGTACAACCTGATGGGCCTTGGCACGCACCTGAAGTATTACATCCAGCAGTCGGTTGGTGGTGAGTTTTACGATATCACGCCGATCCGCTACACCAGCACAGTTGCATCCAACGCCTTCACCACGACCAACGGCTTGACCACCGTTATCGTGAACGATCCGGGCTATGGCGCAAGTGACGGCGACTTTGTGACCATCTCTGGGGTGGCCGGTGCTGTAAACGGCATCCCGGCATCAGCGCTGAACAAAGAGTTCCGGGTCACCTACATTGATGCGTCCACCTACAGCATCACAGTAAGCTCTCCCGCTACGTCATCTGGCACCACGGGCGCAGCCGATTTTGCGTACCAGATCACTATCGGTCAGGAAATCTACACGACGCTCACCGGCTGGGGCGCTGGTGGATGGGGCGGGGTGACCGGCGCGTTGACCCCCACCGGGTGGGGTCAGTCAGCAGCATCCGGCGTGGGCGTGCAGCTTCGTCTGTGGAGCCAGACTAATTTTGGCGAAAACCTGATTATCAACCCTCGGGGCGGGGCGCTGTATCTGTGGGCTGTAAACGCCAACCCGCTGATCTATGACCGGGCCGTGCTGCTGTCTCCAACAAGCTCGGGCATTTACCAGACAGATTCTTCCTGCCCGACGATATGCAATGCCGTGACGGTGTCCGACGCTTCGCGGTTTGTGATTGCGTTTGGTTGTAACGAGGCTGGTTCTGCTGAACTTGATCCCCTCTTGGTCCGTTGGTCTGATCAGGAAGACTACGCCGTGTGGGCACCTTCGGCTACCAATCAGGCTGGCAGTTACCGCCTGTCTACTGGCTCCAGCATCGTTGCTTACCAACAGACCCGGCAGGAGATTCTGGTCTGGACTGACGCGGCGCTGTATTCCATGCAGTACCTTGGCCCGCCGTTCGTCTGGGGCTTCCAGATTCTGGGCTCCAACACTTCTATTGCTGGCCCCAACGCTACAGCCACCGCAGCCAACATCACGTATTGGATGGGGCTGGACAAGTTCTACATGTACTCCGGTCGTGTGGAGACCTTGTACTGCCCGCTGCGTCAGTACATCTTTGGCGACATCAACCTGCAACAGCAGTACCAGATTTTCGCGGGCACCAATGAGGGCTACAACGAAATCTGGTGGTTCTACTGCTCGGCCAACTCTACCGTAGTGGACCGCTACGTCATCTACAACCACCTTGAGCGCGTCTGGAGCTACGGCAACTTGGAGCGCACGGCGTGGCTGGATACGCCCCTGCGCGATTACCCGTCGGCTGCTGGGTACAACGGGCAGTTGATCTACCACGAACAGGGCGTGGACGATGCCACCACCAACCCGCCCAGCCCTATCAGTTCCTATATTCAGTCCGCCGACTTCAACATTGGTGATGGGCACAACTACGGCTTTGCGTGGCGCATGATCCCCGATATCACGTTCGACGGCTCCTACGTCAACAACCCGGCGGTGACATTCACCTTGCGCCCGCGCCAGAACCCTGGCTCTAACTACGGCACGGCAGATACCCCGACGGTGACCAGTACGCAAAACTACCAAGGTCAGCGCAACTACAACGTGCAGCAGTTCACCGAGATCATCTACACCCGCATCCGTGGTCGGCAGATGGCGTTCAAGGTTAGCTCCGACGGTCTGGGCGTGAATTGGCAGTTGGGTGTCCCGGCAATCGATGTGCGCCCGGATGGTCGTAGGTAAAAACCCGTATGTCCCATCTTGCCCAAGTTGCCCCGCCGCGCCTTCCAACCGCGCCCACCGACTACGAGCGGCGGTTCCATGACCAGCACAGCGATGTGCTGCGGCTGTACTTCAACCAGCTTGGCGGTATTGTCAATAACCTAATTGGGGTTCGGGGCGGGCAGTACCTGAACTTCCCCTATGCGGCTATCCAGCGCACGACGAACAAAACGTTCACGGTCGATACCGCCACGCAAATCACGTTTGATACAAATGATTTCTTAAATGGGTGTACCAATGATGGTACGGACGGCATCCATGTTGAGCAGTCCGGCATATATAACTACCAGTTTAGCGTCCAGCTTAGAAACTCTGATACTCAAATTCACTCCGCGTGGATTTGGCTGCGGATCAATAACGTGGACGTACCCGGTACAGCTAGTAAATTTGATGTAATTTCTAGCCACGGCGGTATTGACGGTTTTGTCATTGCCGCTGCCAACTTCTATGTTCAAGCCTTGGCGGGAGACACCGTTGAGATGTGGGCGGCGGTGAACAATGTGGCAGTGACTTTTGACGCCGCCCCCGCTCAAACCGTCCCGTTTGCCCATCCATCAATTCCGTCTGTGGTGGCGACACTTTCGTTTGTGTCCGACTTGGCCCCATGATAGACTCGATTAACCCCTTTTCCGTGAGGCCCCAATGAGCCTTCAAACACTAGCCCAAGACATGGCTTCCCGTGGCCGGGGGCCGGACACAATGCTTGTCCATATGGCTCCGAAAGAAGTTGCGGGGCTGCAAGCCTTGGCGCGTGCGCATGGTGGATCGCTGACTGTTAACCCCCAGACCGGCCTGCCGGAGGCTGGGTTTCTATCTAACTTGTTGCCCACGTTGATTGGCGCGGGTCTGATGTATGCGACGGGCGGTGCAAGCGCAGCGTTAACTCCCGGCATGATTGGCCTTGGCGTTGGTGGTCTGCAAGCGCTGCGCACGGGCAGTCTGTCTAAAGGTCTCATGGCCGGGCTGGGTGCCTATGGTGGCGCGGGCTTGATGGGCGGCATTATGGGTGCGGGCGCTTCTGCAATGAATAATGCAGCGACCGAAGGAATTTTGAACGCAAACGCTGGACAGGTAGGCGCAAGCGGCACGTTCCAACCGGCTATTGCACCGAGTGAAATCGCAAGAGAAATGGGGTCGCTCAGCCCTGTGACTGGAACTTTTCAGCCAGCCGCCGGTTTTGTTCAGCCTC